GAACTCCGTTGTGTTGCTCACTTACCCAATCTTTTACGTGTTCTTGGCTCTTATGGTCTGGAAAATTTATAAGCGTGTGGATAGCGCCTTATCCGGTGTTGCTAACGCCACCGATGCTAAGGTGAATGCCATCGCTCATGAAGTTCTTCCCGGTGTTAATTCGACAGTTACTGCTGTTAAGACCGGTATTCTCCAAGCCACCAAGAGTATGAACAACGTCGAGAAGAGTTTTTCCCTTGTCCAATTCGTCGGTTGCCTCTACCTCCTCTATCAATGGGGGTGTAAGATCTGGGACCGAAGAAGAATGGGACATAAGGTTGGTGAAAGCAAAAACACTAAGCAGATCTCATTAATATTTGATATTGTAGTGTGCGTTATTTTAGCCGCTGCATCTATCGCATCTTTCTTCTACCCTTTTAAAGTTGCCCTTAAAGCTTTGTGCAAATACGTTGGATGGTCTGGAATGGCTAATCGAATTGCGAAGGCAGTCGATAATGTCTCCACTACTGTTACTGACCGTTTCGTCACCATTGATAAAGATGATGATGAAGAAGAAGAGAAAGAAGATGAATCCGAAATTGAATTGAACCGCAAACGTGGACGAAAGTTCTACGAAGACGTTCAAGACACTCAAGTTGCCGTAGATAAGGTCATTGTTGATAGCGCCAAAGGTACTGGAAACCTGTTTAATTACAAGGGCCACCTTTGGGCTGCGATCAAGCCCCTTATTGACAAATACTCTGGCAAGGGTAATACGGAACTTAACGATGCTGTTCGAAACATTTTGGAAGAGTCTCTTGACCGAAACAACGAAAATCATGAAAATACTTTTTTCTGGATTGCCACTAAGCTCTCTCAACGTGGTGTAGATGTGATGCTCGAGAAGAAGCCCCAAGTTAAGTTCAATATTGATGATCTTGAAGTTGAGATCCCCAATAAATTGATCTACCTGTCCATCGCTGTTGCTGTTGTTTTAATCTTACTGACTGTGACTCTTGTTACAATCTTTTTCCGAAAGCCCCACCTCACTCGTAGACAACGTCGCGAGCTTGCTCAAATGAAACGTGAAGAGCAGTCTCTTGCTAAAGACGTTGAGGAAGAGGAGAAGAAGCCAGAACAAAAAGGTAAGAATAAACATGGTGGCAGAGGTCATATGAAGACCAATCCTGCAGCTTATCAAAACCAACGCGGTAAAGCTCAGGCAGCATATGATCCTGAAGATGACAAAGGTGCCGAAGATGACGAAATTGAAACTGATGAACCTGACTATGTTGGTGAATTCCTTGGCGAAGGCGAGGGAGATGCTTACAAGGGTAAACGACAAGTAGCTAAGCAAAAAGCTGCTTATAAACAACAACCCCTTGCAAACAACTTCAAGGAACTCGTTCAAATCGTTAAGCGAACCACTGGCATGGATTGGAATGAGGAATTCGAGAAAGAAGAGAAGAAACGTGAATCTATTACCGTTGATAACTCTAAAAAATCCGATGTTGCCACCCTCACTCCTGCTCAGATGAAGGAGTTTAAGTCGCATTGCGAAATGTTGACGAAGCTCGGCCTCCAAGCACCTAAAGTCCCCCCAAAACCTGCTGATTTTCCTAAATCATTGCAGCGCTGGAAGCTTGCTGCTCAAAAGCAACTTTCCGCCCTTGCTCGTAAGCAAGGAAAAACCCAAGAAGTTAAGTCTAATGAAGAAACCGGCGATTTTGAAAAAGTCGTCGAAGTTAAGACTTTGACGGGCAAAGATATCCCCATATTCAGATTCGTAGGTCGTGTTCTTGACGTGGAAAATCGTCCCGTTGCTCAAGTTAACCCTATTGGAAACTATCTGATTACCGCCGCTCACGCAGGTTATAATCCCGATACTGAGGAACGACTCAATACGGTGATTCATAAAGACGGAGCAGACTTTTTACGCGTTGAAATTTTCGATAATTCGAAGCGCCAAACATATCGCGAAGATGTGAAAATCATTGCTGTCTGGAAGAGCAAAAACATTGATATAATGTTAACTCTCAAGCCTGCCGGCTTGGCGAGCTATACTCAAAATTGTCTTGTCAGCTCCACCAATGGTGAAGCCATTTTCGTACAACGTCTGTCTCAAGGTCCTAGTGAAGGAAAGATCGGCCTCATCCATGAGGTTGGATCTCCTCACTTGCGCCACACCTGTAATACTGAGGAAGGTGACTCCGGCGGAATGGTGGTCACTCGCGAAGGAAAAATCGTCGGCATGCATGCCGGCGGTTACAATAACCAATCGCTGAATTATCTGGTCCCTTCCAGCGAGCTGCTTGATGCTATGAAGCATGCCGCTGAGAACAGCCAGTCCGTCACTTCTTTTTTTCTAAATGATAGGGTTAAGCCTTTTTCAGGCGAGTTTTTTGGCTGGTCTTTCCCCAAGATAACCCTGTTCTCTCCCTCAATTAAAACTCCCTCTCCCCCCCTTTTTCTTGTTCCCAAGCAGAAATCGGACAAAACTGAATTCGTTCGCGATCATCTTTTTGATGACTTAGAAGAGCAAGGCCACGCTCCGGCAGTTCTCGATCAGGAAGCTGAAGAGAACGCGCTGATGAAAATGGTCCGCTACCCAGCTTGCGTTGATCCTCAACAACGCAGCTTTTTTCTAAAAGTGCTTCGTACGGCTTTTAACAAGTTGTACATGCATGGTCGCTCGAAAGGTCTCAGTCACTCCGATGCTGTACGTACTATCGTTCCCGATACCTCACCCGGCTTTCCAGCTAACTATAATGGTTTTACGGATAAACGCTCCGTCGTCGAGATGCATTCACAAGATTTAGCCGCCTTTTATGAAGTTTGCCAAGATTATTCCTGTATTAAGGCAGTGTCCCTTAAAGACGAACTCCGCCCCATGGAAAAGGTTCGAGAAAAGAAGACTCGTATCTTCATTATCTCACCTGTCGAACATTTGTATGTTTGTTCCCGTGTGTTTGGTGAGTTTGTCGATTGGTTCTATACAACTCATAATTCGCCGTCGAAAATTGGTGTTTCTCCTTTTCACGGTGATTGGCATTCTAAAATGTCAGAAATCCTCGACTTCTCTCCTTATCTCTTTGACACCGATATCAAAGGAATGGATATTTCCCAACGAGCTGATACTCATGATATCATTCTTGAGTTCATTCTTGATTTCCTTGATCCCCATTTGCACCCACGTGCGATTTGGTGTTATGAAGAGGCCATTTTTGGTTACACAATCTCCCAGCATGGTTTGGTTTTTAGAACCGCTGGTGAAAATCCTTCCGGTTGGTTGCTGACCGCCGTGGTGAATACGCTGTACATGTATTTGCTTCTATGTGCAGCTTTCTTTGACCATTACGGATATGATGATGAAGCTTTCGCGATGTGGTTTGAAAAAGTCTCACCTGGAATTTTCGGTGATGACAATATTTGCGCCGTGGACGAGACCATCGCTCACGATTGGCACCCATCGCTTATTAAGCAGCGTCTTAGTACCTATGTAGAGGTTGAAGGCTCCGATTGGTTCAAACCTCCTGATGGCGTCGTATTCTTACAGGCGTATTCCAGGAAGATCCACGGAGTTTGGGTTCCCCAATACTTGAATCAGAAGTGTTGGGATTCCCTAGCCTTTGTTCGTAAAGGCCTTGACCCAATTCAAAAACTTTCCAAATACTGTTCGCTAATAACAGTGTATTGGTGGCAAGACGAATTTCGATCGTACTTGCAGTCCAAAATTCGTGACTTCGTTAAGACTTATCATGAATTATTTTATGGTGATCCTTCTTGGGATGCACTTGTTCTTGAAGCTGTTCGTGATCACACGCCAGACTTCTTTCCTGTTGGACATAGGATGCAACAGTCTCGGGTTGCATTAAATCATAGCCCTATAAAACGTAGAAACCCTATGTCTTCTATTACTCAATTCGACAATCAAGCAAAGAAACTTTTGAAGGATGCCGACAAACAAATCAAAAAACAGGAGAAACGTGCAAACCCCGAGGCCGAATCGCTCAAAAAGTTCAAACGAAAATTTAAGTCAGTTTTTGGACGCGGGAGCCATGATCTTCTCAAAGCTCATTCCGCTTATTATCGCAGCCTTATAGATCCTTGGAATGCTGTTGGAGCAAAAGTTCCTAATGCTTACTCGTTCACCCCAACTGGCACTTGTCAAGTAGTTCAATCTTACTTGCTCAACGGCCTTGGACCAAACAATACCCTCGGTATTTGGGTTCGCCCTAGTATGGTGGAAGGTATTAGAACGTTATCCTATGCGGCTCCCAACTATGGTTGGGGCTCGACAGCCAATAACTTCAGCGCTTATGCTACTCTTGCGAGTGTTTGTAACTCGATTAAAGCCGTGTCTTTAGGACTCTCTATTGAGTTCGAAGGTACCTATCAAGAGAACGGTGGTGAGTTTTTGTTTGCTTATATTCCTGGCAAGCAGTCAACCACCCGTGACAATTTTATCAGTCCAACTGCTTGGACTGGCACGGATCCTTATTCGCAAGCGCTTGACCTACCCTACCGACGTACTATGCCCGTGAACTCGCGCGGCGGCCTTATCACTTGGAGACCCACAGATTTTGATTCCCTTAATTTCTACCCAATTGACAGCCCTGACGTTAACTTAGGTGGTACTATCATTGACCCCCTCGGTTCTGTCTTGGTTATGGCCACGGCTCTGAACAACACCGCCGTGAAATTCAGAGTGAACGTAGTGATCAACTTTGAAGTTGTACCGAAGACCGCTTCTGTCAACTTTTTCAACATGACCCCTGCTATTTCAGACTCGATGGAGATGGACCTGGTGACACGCCACATGCAAGATGTCATCGTCCCTGTGTCTCGAAATTTGAGTAAAGTAGAGGGCGTTACCAACCAGCCTACCGGAACTGTTCATATGCACCATGAACACGACAATCAGACCATTTCTGATAGTCTTTCTCAGTTCCTTCTACCTTTGGCAAGCGGAATTGAAGCTGCAGTAGACCAGCTATAGTAGACGGCCTGATTTTGCCTTCCTACTAGACAATCCCTTATGCGTTGACTTAGTCC